GATTCATCAAACGGATTATATTTTAGTCCGAAATATTTATAAATATTTTTTATAAATATTCTTATAATATTTCTTGTATTAAAAAGTGGATGCGTAGAATAAAAGAAAGTTGTTTTATTTGTTAATGGATCATAGAGAATCCTTAAGGATTTATCGTAAGTTTTATTTAACTTACCTAAAAATAATTGTACTTCTTGTAATGAGTAGATTTCTAGTAGTCTGCCAATTATTACTCCAACAACTAACTCAGATTTATTATTTTTATGGTCTCCTGGAGAATCTAAAATACTACCAATTGCATTCACCCCAAAGAACAAATCATCTATTTCGAATTTCTTTTTAGTTGTGGTTGTCATTTCTTTTTCCTCCTAAATATTAAAAACAAATGACCTTTAAATACACAATTATAATATATGATCAAAAAAAACAGTATGTCTATGGAGTTGAACTCCATAGACATATAAAATTATAAAGCACTATAATGAATAAGTAATGTAAAATACATGACAACTGATCTAGTATAGCTATTTCTTGTAGCTACACGATTACGTCTATGAATATATCGTTTAGACGCCTGCATTAACCAGTTTTCTGTAATATCTTTTATTCTTAGAATATTCTTATCTTTAGTATTCGGTTTAGGTTGAATAGAATACTTAATAAAGTTTGCAGTTCTAACATCTTTATCTCTAGATTGAGCAAAGTATGTATAAACTAATAAACTAATATATTCACGAACTTCAGTAAGCTGTTTGGTATCATTCTTAATGATATATTCGATGATATCTTTAATTTCATCAGTTCTAACTAGAGAGTCCGCTGACATCTTACAATACTTATAATTTACAGACATTGTAGATGCTAGATTTACAGCTTTATCTATGATACGTTCAGCCATCAAGCTATCAGTATCAGCTAATCTATAACCAGTATCAGAATAATCATCCGATGCATAAGTTATATATTGAGATTTATTTTCATATGCTTCATAATACAGACTTGCGATATTTTTCATAAAAGATTTAATACGGCCATGTAGCTGTTGAATTAGATATACACAATCTTCATCTTCGAAATCTCTTAAGCGATCTTTGTATGTATCAATCCATGTATTAGATACAGACTTAACTGCACCTAAAACACTTCCTTGAGTTTTAAGATCGAATTTACCAGTAAGCATATTATTTACTACATAATCCATTACCCATCTATATTCAGCCGGTTGAACTTTCTTAAAGAACCCATAATGAATAGATGGATAAAACTTTCCAGAAAATGCTAGATTAATGATACCTAAATCAATGAGTTTAGGATCTCTAGTTTTCCAGAAATAACGTAAAAGACATAAAAGAATGATAGTAATCTCATCTTTTGCCGCTGCAGGGTTGAATGCTGAAATTGATGCATAGTAGGTTTCTTGCATTAAATTATGAATATCTTTAATATTAATCTTTAGAGTATTACATAAATCATCTGCATCTTTTTGTGTGAAGTAGATTCTTCTACATGGTGCAATATCATATAAGTCTTCAGATCTGTCAGAAATGAATTTGCCAATGTATTTTTTATAAGCATTAAGATTCTTCTTAATTTGAGTTTCAATAATTGGATATATTTTCTTTACAATAACGGTTGTATTTTTCATTATATACCACCTTTCTAAGTTATTGGATTGTTCAAGATGGCCATAAATACAAAAAAAGAAGAGCGGGATAAACTCGCTCTTCTTATATTAGATTATAGATCTAACGTACTTTTTTCAATATATTCTAATATTTGTCTATTATTTTCAGTAAGAGCGAAGAATAGTCTAAGCAAATCTTGTTTTGCATTAGTAGATCTATCATATACTGAATTAAATTTATATTCTTCTGGTAAATTATATTCTTTATATAATAAATCCAAACTGTCTATATATACAGCAGTCTCAGCTTTATTTAAAATACTAGTAGCAATACTTGTAGGACATTTGCTTTTAAACATTGCATTTATTATACTCTTAGCGGCATTATACTTTTCATTCAAATTATATAATACATCATTAGTAATTTCTGCAATATGACGCTTCTTAATAACTTTAGAAATTAGATTGTGTGATTTTTTAAGTAGATCTTTTACTGGCAGATCTTCCTTAACAAAACTAGCATCTTCAAATTTACAATATCTAACTGTAAAGTCTAAAAGCTCAGATGCATATTCTGAAATACTGCTATAATTCTTATATCTATAAGATGAGAAATATACACCAGTAATTAGATCAAATAATACTCTATATTCAAATCCATAATCTCCTTCATTAATTTCAAAGTCAGTATATAAAGGAATTGAAATGCCTTTAAACATTGAGACATTTGTAGCTTTATAATAATAGTCCATTACCATTCTAATAGCAGTATCGTATGTTACATATGGGTTTAAATGTGGATATAGCTCGATAGATAAAGATCCTTTTTTAATAATTCTTAAATCCGTATCCTCATAATCACATACTAAATTAAACCCTAGACCTTCATTATTTATCATTTCTATAATGATATATGTAGGATCTCTATTTGGATCTTTTGTATAATCACCAATTAGATTCAATACCTCTTCTAATCGTAGAAGTTTTTCTTCTACTTTTTCACACTCATGTGATTCTGGAGTATCGTCTATATCTACATAATTTTTCAATTCTAGATCTTTAAATGCATTCCCACTCCATAACTCTTTTAATGTAAGCATATATATTCTCCTTATTTAGATACATCAAAGCAAGCATCAATCCAATGGTTTACTGCATCTATTGCTTCAGATCTTAATTTAATGAAGTTTTCAGTTAAAGTAAGAGTATTATCATATTCTTCAACTACTGTATCAAAAATACCACTCAAGAATTTAGATAGTTCATTGAATATATCAATAATTCTACCATCATTAATACGATTATAGTAGAAGTATTCGTCATATCTAGAGAAGATCAATCCATTTAATAGATAATGGAATTTTAATATAATATCAACCATGATCTAGTTCAAATCTTTCATCAAAACTATCCCATAAAATTTTAGATCTATCATTTAAAAATTGGTTATTCAGCTCAATAAGACAAGGAATTGAGATAAAATTATAGAATGATCTAAGCATCAATCTAATAGCAAAATCAACACTTATTAATGGGTTTAACTTTTTATCAAATTTAAATTTTAACCCAACAATTTCAGAACTTTGTGGATCATATTGGCGTGAAATAATAACCCCATATCCACTACTATTAAAATCGACGATGAAGTTATTAATATAAGCACCAGGTATTTCTTTAATAATAGACAAAATCAGATCTAAAGCAATTCTTTCCTTCTCAGCATCAAATGGTGTCTCTAATTCATCAGATCCGATAGTAATAGGATCTCTTAGTGATAAATTACCAGTAAATAAATTTAATACTTCCTTTGAATCTAACATTTTAATTTTCCTCCCGTTTTTGCAATGAAGCAGTAACACTTACAGTTAATTCCAATTACTAAATTATCCTTAGATTTTTCAGAAATTAACATTCCCTTATCTATAGAAGTGAGTATACAATCTTTAAATATATCATTCTTATAACCCATAGAATCGCTGTAATATGCATTCATCAAATTAAGTAAGAAGTTAGGCATAGCTGTTTCTCTATGCCAAGTAACTTCAAACTTTATATTACGTTTCTTAATAAATCCAAATTGACGACGCTTTAGAAACTCAGAGGTTAGTGGATAATTTATATCCTCTAATTCCTTAAAGGCATCTTCAATTAATTCAGCATCAAGCTTGTCACTTTCGCTCAATAAGTCTAATATTAAATTTTCTATTACTTTAAAGGATTTATCATATCTTTCATCTACGAGTTGTACTTGCATATATACCACATTCATTATTAATTGCATCACTGAATAATGATCTTAATAATATGAACTTCTTAAGTGGATCGGTTTCATCTATGATATTATAAGGCATTTCTATCTTGAAATTATCAATCATGATTTCACTCAACTCAAAATATTTATCTATGATTTTCTTAGAAGTCATATTTATTTTAATTTCATTTACTTTAAGTAAATTTAATTCATCAATTAATTCTCCATTAATTAATTTCATGATTAGATCTATTTCTTCTTCTTCTAATCTTAGATCTCCATTACGGCTCCAAAGTCTTTCTTCTACATCCCAATCAAATTCAGGAATTTCTTTTAGATAACCAGCGAATATCATATATTTATATAATTGCTTTACTACCATAATCATTAAATAATTAAATGACCCAAGTAGATCATACTTAATAACAAAATTATTAGGCCGTGGATTAAATTTACTAATAAATCCATTATCATCAAATTCTAATAATGTACCAAATGAGAATAAGATGGATCTAGAATCAAATCCTGGAATATTATCTTTCATTAATTTAAGCATATGGTTTAATACATTTAGTTTATAAATTTTATTATAATCATCATCAAAATCATATAAAGTAAATGGAATTAAAGATGTTTCTTTTTTATTAAAGATATTACCTTTTAGAATATCATCCCAAGTAATATCTAAAGTTGTTTTTGGCTCTATTGCACTTAATGTAGATACATCAATTTTAGGCTTATCTACTTTAGTTACATCTACAACTAATTCACTATCAAGATATTTAATTACTGCATCAAGATTTTCGATATCTTCTTTATAATAAGTAAAATAGTCATCTTCAGTCTCAATACATAAATCGCCATCAGCTATACTATAAGATTTGATTTCAGATAATCTAATTCTTTCTGTTCCTAATTTTACAAACTTTTTCATTTTCATTCTCCTTCTTTTAAATTACTTTAGTTAAGCATAAATAAAATATTAAACCTAAAATTACAAATGCTTCAATAATAACTGCCCACATTAAATAGTCAGCAATTTTATCTTGGGATTTTGTCTTATCTTGGAATGTAGATAATTTCACATATCCATATTCTATTTTATTATTAATTGCATTAGTTTGTCTATTTAAGCTATTAGCCATATCATTGACTACATGAATTCTTTCATTTAAAATATTTAATTCTTTTTCTGCAGATTCTTTTAATAGTCTGATATTGGTTTCATGATTATCTATGACATCTTTAAGCTCTTTAATATCAATACCGATAGATTCTGATAAATCTTTTAATTCATTATTAATAGTATTTTGTAATTTTTCCATTTTAATACAACTCCTATTTGGTGGTAAGTAGATATGTACACAAGATAGCAATAATAGACATTGCTATCATACCCTCTAATACGATGATCATGTATGCATGTTTGAAATATTTTTCCATTTGCATCATTTCACATTCTTTATCCATTACTTGCTGTTTTAATCGTGCTACTTCAACATTTAGATCTTTAATTATTTCTTCTCTAACATCGATAAGTTCAATTGTTTCATTTTTTGAATCTTCTTTCATATTAACCTCCTAATAAAATTAAATTACGTATTTCATATCTATAATATATATCTAAAAAGAAAATCACTAAGAGAGTTAATCCCTTAGTAAAACCTATTTAAATTATTGTCTAAAACATGTTAGTAAATTAATGTATACTGCTGCAGGAGAAACTGATTATGTTTATTAAAGATATGACTCCTAAAGGGCTAAATGAAGCATACTTTGGGAAGTCTAAAGAATTAGAACTTATTGAAAAATCATTTGATAAAGCTATACAATCTAAAGATAAAGTAGATGCGGCATCTTTAGGTGTAGTAGCAAAACAATTACAAAAGAAATTTGGATTTGATAACGTATCAATTGGTATTGATAAAACTCCAGAACTAAATGCTTATACATATATTGATATTGCCGATATTAGAAAGATGCGTATCAAAACCTCTGAAGGATATAAAGCGATGCCTGGTAATACATGTAGTATTCTTATCGTATATTCTCCATCTATGTTAAGTGGAGTACTATCTGGTAAAGAATTGACTGCTATAACTTTGCATGAAATTGGTCATCAATTCGCTGCTAAGCGTATTGCAAATAGTAGCTCATTGAGACAAATGGCTAGCTATATTAAAGGCCTTTCTGAATTAGATAAAATTATTAGAATAGCATCTCAAGAAACCAATTCTATTGTAGATATGTTCATGCTGATTCGTAGAGTTATCTCTAAGCTTACGGAAGACGCAGTATTTGCAATTAAGTATGTAATCAATACATTGATTCTACTTAAAGATATTCTTAAAACTCCAACTTTAAAAGATACTTATAATCTTATTGGCGATAGCTCTAAGTTTAGTAGAATCTTAAATAATCTTAAGAACTTTGATATGCGTAAAAACTCACCAGTTAGAGTTCATGACTTAGAAGAAGAAATGGCTGATAGCTTTGCTACTATCTATGGTTATGGTCCAGAGTTGGCTTCTGCTTTAACTAAGATTGAAGCTGCAGATATTGATGATAACTTTGATCCATATGACAACTCTTTCTACAATCTATATATTTATATTCCAATCTATACGTTGCTTTCTTATATTTGTACAACAGATTCTGGTGTTGCAATTCAAACAAGTAAACGAGTATATGCTCAAATCTTGACGTTGAGAAAAGAAATCAATGATATTAGAACTGATGCTAAGACTAAGAAACGTATTCTAGCAGATATTGATGAACTAGAAAAAGTATATGGTAAATATATTGATGAACGTATTGAAGCTGCAGAAAGAAATAAAGTTAAATCTGCTACTGATAGATATAATGAAGAATTCTGGAATAGAGTTTTAACTAATAAGAGAGATAATGAATTATTCTCTTATAATAAACTCGGTGAATTACTTAAATAAAATAAACCCCCAAGGTAGTTAAACTACCTTGGGGATCATTTTTTGTATAGCATCCGAATTGAGAGAACTGTAGAGTAATTAATATTTTCACAAAGGAGAATTTGTGTATAAAAATAGTTTGCTACTGCTATACAAAACTTCAAACTACCTATGTGTTAGTATTTTAATAATTTATTATTAAAAATTACAAAAAAATAAAACACCCCATAGGAATTTATCCTATGGGGTATTATTTCTTAGTCTACATTTCTAATCAGTAAAGATTTTACAACTACATCTCTACCATCAATGCATTTTGTACCAGCTGAGATAGAACTTCCAACAGGAACTTCGGATACATTAACTTCCTTAACGCCTTTTTCAGTTACTAACTTAATGATATCATTATTATTCACGATATGAATATTAACAATATTATCAGTCTTAGCTAGTTTAACTACAGAGTTACCAGCTTTAGCTCTTTGACTTGTAGGTAATGCTGCAATACTGAATTTATTCAAATAACCATTTCTAGTTATTACAATAACATCAGTTACATCTTTACCTGCAACTAAGCACATTCCATCTACATATTCAACTGTCTTACTGCCAATGGATCTTACACCTCTAGCAGAACGTCGAACTAATGGAATATCTTTAGCCGAGAATCTTAAAGCTTTCTTATCAGAGAAGACAACTACATCTAAAGCATCTCCACCTACAACTATATTCTTAACAAAGTCATTTGCATCTAACTTAGTATAGAATATACCGCTTGCAGTTAATGAAGTGAAATCATCTAATTCCATCTTCTTAATAAAGCCATTATGAGTTAATACCATAATATACATAGCTTGTTTAGAATCTGCAATTTGTTTGATTGCTTCTTCTTGATAGATAGCGATTACATTAGCTGTAATCTTTTTATTCAAGAATCTGATATCAGTACCAGCATTAGATTTATCTGACAATGGAATCTTATGAACTGGATAAGAATAACACTTACCACCAGCATCGAATAGAATTACATTATCAGTATTCTTAATCTTGATGACTAATTTAGGATTATCACCTTTGACCGCTTTGATAGGATCATTCAATCCTACCTTTCTAACAAAGTTAGATTCAGTAATGATAACCTTAAATTCACCTTCTGGAATATCAGAAGCTTCAGCCTGACTAATTACTCGAGTATTACGTTTCTTACCATATTTAAGTTTATATTCTTTAAGCTCTTGCTTAATTTCTTCATTAAGCTCATGCTCATTACGAATCTTATTAATGTATAAGTCACGCATTTGTTCAAGATTCTTAGCTCGTTCTATATATCTAGCTAAGTTATGCTTGGATAGATATTTCAATGGAGCATTAATAATAGTCTTAGCTTGAAGATCAGTAATCTTGAATTTCTTAACCATATCATTTATCAACTCTTCATCATTACCAGTTGATTTCTTGATGCGGTTAATGATTGTATCAATCTCACCACTAGACATAACTCGGATATATGCATCATATTGATGATAATCAGTCATTGTCTTTTGTAGAAGATTATAATACAATCTAAGCTTTGTCACTTTACGGAAATCGATGAATCGTAATAAGTATTCTTTATATCCCATATGAACAATTCTTCGTTCACATACGACTTCAAGATTTACACGACAAGATCTTTCCATTGGAGTATATTTGAAAATTGTATCTTTAACAAACTTAGGGTCAGCCCCAGGTTTCAATACAATAATACATTCCAATTTATGATCACCATCAGAGTTTTCATAAATATTATGAATTTGAGTGAGAATATTCTTCTCCATCAATTCTTCAATCTTCTCAGTTACAGTATTTAGATACACTAAATCTGGAAGACTATGAATAAACAAAGCTTGTTTACCTTGGAATTCGCCGATATCGATTCGACCACGAACTTTATAGTTACCAAATCCAGAATTGGAAATAGCTGCAAAGTCAGTATCAATAATATCGCATTCCATTGGAGAATCAGGAATCAATACTACTTTAGCATTTGGATTATCAATAAGCTTAATTGTAGCATCAATAACTTCATTGATATTATGCTTAGGAATTTCTACTTTGAAACCCACACTAATACCAAATGAACCATTAATCAAAAGCATTGGTAAATTAGGAGCTAAATATTCTGGGGCTTTAAGGGTCCCACTATAGTTATCTTCCCAATCTACCACTTGATTGGATTCTTTTAAATCGCCGATAACGGCATCAATTGTAAATTTAGCAAGTTTAGCTTCAGTGTAACGCATAGCTGATGGGCCATCGCCTTGGAAGTTACCAAAGTTACCTTGCTTATCAATCAAAGGAATATTATTTTCAAACCAGTTAGTCATAGGCTTCATAGAACCATAGATAGATGATTCACCATGAGGATGATACTTATCCATTACAGTACCTACGATTGAAGAAGACTTAACTGTCTTAGTACCTTTGATATCATTATACATCGCATAAATTATTTTGCGTTGAACAGATTTAAATCCATCTCGGAAGTCTGGTACAACGCGATATAATGCAGAATATACTGAGTATAATCTCATATCATCAGTATACTGCTCTAACATATTTACGTCTATTTCTCTACCCACAGTGGTATCTCCTTACTTACTTAGTTGTTGACGTATCAGTGAAATTTTAGTTCCCACTTATACCTGCATCAAGAGGAATAAAAGGCTATATAGCAGAACTATATAGCCTTGGGTAAATTAACGACTTTTTTCAATGATAATACGATTGATCTTAGTAATATTCATTTGAGCATTATAAGAAGTCAAAACGTATGCAATCTTATCTTCAAGACCTTCAATTACATCTTTGAAAGTTTCATAGATATCAACAGTGATCATATTGGTTTCTTTATTATATTCAACAAAGTTACCTACGATTACATTACCTTTAGATTCTGGATCGTTATTAACATCACTGCGAAGAGCGAAGATATTAACATTGATAAGTTTTAGAACTTCACTTCCCAAAACATCAATCATCTTTTCCTTAGTAGCTTCATCCATTTTAGGATTGAATTTTACTGGTACTTCGATACGTACATTGTTGAATTTTGGTTTGTTTGTTCTGCGTTGGTTTCTCATGATTTACCTCTTTTTAAATATTAAATAGTTGTGGAGCCGATTCCGCCATTACGTACTTTCTTTGGATATTCGGCATCATTATCTGTTGTCAAATACTTAATGAAAATACCTTGAGCGAAATGTTTACCAGCTTCTATAGTTAATATCTTATCAGAATTATTTTTAACTCCAATAATGATATTACCATCATTATCTTCATTGTCTACATAGTCAGCATCAATAACTCCGATAGTAGATTTGATCTGCATATCGTAATTATATCCAAAAGAGCTACGCGGTGCAATGAATAATACTTCATCTGGATTCATATATGCTTTAAAGTAAGTTGGAATGATTGCAGATTCCCCTGGACCAATCACATAAGTCTTTGGTGCAAAGAAATCATAACCAGCAGAATGATCAGTGCTTCGATGAGGAAATACGAAAGTTAGATCTTCACTAAAATCAATAAACTTATCTTTCACCATTTCAAACTTTCTCATTCTTTTTCCTTTCTTGGAGCAATAAGTGAAGACAACACGAAGGTTGCTCTATAATCAGTACCAAATGAATTATAAATTTTAGCAAGTTCTAAGCAATTAACTTTAGAATTTGCTTTATATAAGAAATATCTATACATATTTCCATCAAACTGCCAGAATAGAATTGGAGTCTTTTGAGTATAAACTACATCAGGCAGGAATAAACGATGATCTGCATTTAATGCAATCACTTCTTCGCCATTTAGAATAGATTTATATCCAAAGTTTTCAATAGCAAATATATTTTGTTGCTTTAAGAAATCTATAGTAATCAATCCAGTATTAATTAAAGGATCTAAGTTATTACTTTCATAGATTTCATTCCATACAATATCTGATGGATCAGAATAAACTGATAATATATACAGATAGAGGCAAATGCATGCCATACTTGGGTTAGGATATGATTGCTTTTCAGCTATCAAATCTACTCCAAGATTATAATCTCTTTTCAAGATCTTATAATGCAAAATGAATGATGTAGCTCTTCCCTTTTCATAGTACGTCTCTATTTCAGGAAACATCCGCATCAAGTCTTCTGTATTTTCATGGCCATCAATCCAAATAACTTTCTTACTACGTTGAATAATAGTACGAACTCGTTCAATAGATTTAGGGTCATTAGCAAAGAATCCGATACCAAGAATTACTACTGTTTCTTTAGTATCTAGAATCTTTAGAATGTCTGTTCTAGAGTAGCGATATGGTACCAACTTTACATTGGTACCATCATCCCACGCTAGATGTTTACGATTATTATAAATAATATTGGCCGCAAACATGCAGTCATGATTATCTTGGTAATAAATAATCATTGTTCTTACCTACTTCTTCTCTCTCAAAAATAGTTAGAATACATATTGAGTTACATCTACATCCTTCATGAGTTGAAGTTTGTCATCCTCAATATCTTTCATCTTATCAAGTTCATATTTAATATCTTCTAAAGTATATCGGATTAGAACCCGATTACCTTTATCACTAGGGTCAAGTGTAGAATTGAATAGCTGATCGCCATTCATTTCACCAAGACCTTTATAACGTGTTACAGATGGTGGACTAACTTTATTAAATTCTTCCATTAAGCCATATAAAGATACTACATTACCATCTACTAGGAATTCATTAGGAGACTTAGCAATATATCCTAAGACATATTTACAAGCATCTATCAATGTTTCACTAAAGTAGATTGTTTGGTACTTAGAATCAACTAAACCTTCAATACCAGTCTTAGTTACTTTCAAGAATGGATATTGAGATTCAATTATCTTCTTAAATTCTTTTGAATCGAACGGTACTTTGTTACTATAAAGAACTAAGATCTTTTCTAGCAATTTAACGTCGATTGCAAAGGAGTTAGCAACAGCATCGATGTCTCTAATATAATTAGTATTACGATCAAGTAATTTAATTACATCTGATTCAGTCAATTTTGTTTTATTAGCTAGTTCCAACTTATGAATCTTGAAAAATTCTTTTTGGAGATATTTATTATACTCAGTTCTATCTGTAAAGTACTTGATCTTACCATTGATCTTAGCACCATATAAAGGTGGAACTGTAGCATACAATCTACCAGCAGTAATTAATGGTTGCATATATAATAAGAAGAACTTCAATAGAAGACTTCTGATATGTGCACCATCTGGATCGGCATCTGTAGCGATTATGATCTTTTCCCATTTACATTTTTCAATGTTAAATGTACGACCAAACCCAGCACCGATAATAGCAGTGATCGCCGCAACTTCTTCGTTAGCCGCAACTTTCTCTCTTGTAGCCGCCATAGCATTAACAATCTTACCACGAATAGGGAATAGCCCTTGACGAGTATTATCACGATTATTTTTAGCTGGACCTACGGCGGAATCACCTTCCATGATGAATAGTTCAAGATTCTTCTTACCAGTAGGCTTAATAAATTTCTTAGGCAAACCAGTGATAGTAGAAACTTGTTTTGCTTTTACTTTAACACGTTCATTTTCAGATCGTGTTCTGATTTCTGCAATTTCTTTAAAATACTTACAAATCTTTTGGAGATCATTATTATTACGCTTAGCCCAATCTTCTAGACTAGCAATAGTAAGATCTCTTACAAAAGGCACCAAGTCGGCATTCGAAATTATCTCTTTAGACTGACCAGTAAACTCTGGGGTCATATGAGAACAAGTAACGATTGCCTTAAGGCCAACTCGAACATCGCTGTTTGTAATATTTAACTTGCTCTTTTCGGACAAGTAGAATTTGTTCATATATTCTCTAAAGAATTTAGTCATACCGGAAAGGAAGCCCTCTACATGAGTACCATCTCGTGTAGGGCAGAAGTTCCCGTATGACTTAATGATTTCATTATCATTATCAGAATCAAACGTAAAAGCAATTTCTGCTTTCATCATTTTATCATCACGTAATGCACCAAATCTAATCGGAGCAATGATTGGTTTTTTCATAATAGAAATTAGACCATCCATTAACCCATCTTTATTGATGATTACATCTTTGACTATCCCCCCATCACGTTTCTTACCGATGAAGTTAATCTTAGCCCCTTGTTTAAGTAATGGAGTTAATGCACTGATCAGATGCAATACATCTTCACAAGCCACTGTAGTTTCGCCCATTACATCTACAATTGGACTGAAAGTTATCTGTGTTCCTTGGCGTCCTTTTTCATCAGGAAGCTTAGATACTTTAGCAGTTTTTGGGTCACCCCAATGGAATTCAACTCGTTTACCTTTACCTAAGATATAGGAGTCAACGATAAAGAATTCCGCACAAGCATTTGTTACTTTAGCACCTACACCATGTCGGCCAGACGAGAATTCGCCTGGTTTCTTATTATAGTTAGATGAAGTATGTTGTGAACTGAATACACGAATTAGAGAATCATGTGGAATACCACGGCCATTATCTTTAACCATGAATTCTTGATTCTCTTCACTAAATGCTGTCCATATTTCATCACATGGACTATCATCTTTCATAAGCTCATCGGCTGAGTTCTGAAAGATTTCTCGAATCATATTAATAAAGCCTTTATTGCCTGTATACCCAAGATATTGAGTTACAGTTTTTCGTACAGCTTCAGCGAAGTCCTCAATAGTCGTAATTTGGGACTCATAGGATTTGATTTTTTCAATTTGTTCTTTAGATAGTGACATAAGGACCCTCCTACTTAGCTGTTATAATTTTCATTAAAAAATACAAAAGATAATGCCCATAGACTCTCAATAAGTCTATGGGCGAGAATATCTTTTATATATTTAATCTTGCATTATACTACTAAGATTAAAGTGTCACTGTTGTATCAGTTGTTGTAGTTTCAGCTTGAGCTACAGGTTGTGCTGGAGCTTGAGGAGCTGGAGCTACTGGTTGTTGAGCAACAGGTGGTTGTTGCATAGCCATTGGAGCAGTCATATTACCTGCAAAGCCAGCAGCGAATGGATTAGCACCGTTAGGAGATGGAGCTACTGGTTGAGTATATCCTGCAAACATTTGTTGTTGTGGGGCTACCATAGGTTGTACCATTTGTGGTTGAGCTGTAACAACTTGAGCAACTTGTGCTTGTTGAGCTACCATGTTAGGATCATAGAAACCTTGTGGAGCTACAGGCACAGTTTGATTATAAACACCATAACGAGCACCGTATTGACCGTTAAAGATGTCTTGGTAGGCATCGAAGCCATAACGGTTAAATGCTGGGTTAGGGTTTGGAGTTACGAATTGGCTGTTAGAAACTTGTTTAGTAACTTCTGTGAAGTTTTCTTTAGCCATTTCGTATAGATCTGGACATTTATCCAATAATGCTAGCATCATCATATATTCAGAATAGAAGTCTGGAGTGAAGTTGATAGCATATGTTTTCATTTGATTCAAAACATTTTTAATTGCATTAACTGCACTTTGAACTTCGTCTCGACTAAGCATAGTCAAATCGAATTCAGTACCACATTGTTTACAACGAACAACATTTCCTGCTACTTTTTCAAGCAAGATTTGTGTCTTGTTTTTGTGCGGACATTTAGCACGTGCCATTTCTTCACCAGTCAAATTCATATTGAATTCGCGTTTTTCTGGTTTAAGAGCTTTTAAATCTTCCGCAGTCATTGGGTCTGTAACAGTCACATCACGGAACATGTTTTGTGCTGGTACTACAGGACCAACTGGCGCTCCGAATGGTTGCGCGAATTGACCGTAAACCGGTGCTCCGAATTGTGGTTGTTGCATAAATTGTTGATTGTACATGATATGTACCTCCTTAAAAAATGTCTTATAAGAGATTTTTTGTATATATTATGCGGCTATATACACACCAATAATATACAATTACAGAAATGTTTTGGGCATGATAATTTACTATCATGCCCAATTTATTTCTAGTAATTATTTGTTTCTAATTTGGTCAACTGTTACATGACCTTCAGCTTTTGCTCTATCTTCTTGAAGCTGATGAACACGAGCTGCTTCAGTAGCGCGTTCATCATACTCATGTCGAATTTCTTCAAGTACTGCTTTAGGAGTAGTATTTAAGAAGCTATTAATATCTGGATTAGCAAATGCATTAATAATATTATCAATTTGAGCATCAGTATAGTTAAGCTTCTTAGCAATAGGTTTAATACTTCTACCTGTAGAATAAGCAATAATATATTGGATCATTTCGTAATCCGCAATAATAGTTTTTAATTTAACACCAGGATGATTAACTTGGTCTTCATTAGATTTGATTGCAATAACTACATTATCCGTATCATTCCAATTGACAAACATTTCAATTTCATCAATAATAATACCATTATCACAATATAATCTTAGACCGATATTTTTTTCGGCCCCTCTTAAAAGATCACGATATTTTTTTACTTGTGTAGCATCCATCTATATGTCTCCTTTTGCAATAATTCTTTACGCATTTAATGAGATTATCATTTGCATTTAATACTGTTATTGCAATGTTGGATTCAGTAAAGATTACCACATAGTTGCTAAAATATATGGAATAAGTTCCTTCTTGATCTTTACAATAATTATATAATAGCTTATATAACTTCTCAGACTTAGGGATATCCTTTATAGATATGCCTCGTTCTTTAACTTTCTTTAAGAAAGCTTCTTGACTTTTCTGAGATTTACGCAGACCTACCCTTTCTTGTAATCTGTCTGCACAATGAAAACTAATATCATAGTCTACGTTGGGCATATGGGTCTCGTGCACTCATATTCAACTTCTTACTATAAATATAAGATTCAGCAGCATGAATACTTTCAGGGTTAAAGATACCAGAGAGTAAGAAGCTTTTGAATTCTACTAATGCATTAGCTAGGGTAGTATAGATTTGTGCATTAGAAGAATGATAAACGAAGAAACGCTGATGTTCACTAGTATAGTTATCTGGAGTTAGACCTTGAGCGGACTGTTCTGCACAGATACCATAGAAGTGAATTGCATTTGCTACGAATGTATGATAATTAGACTTAGCTGTTGCTACAGAAATTAAGCTATCAAGTAATTGATTAGATTTGAAGTATTCTTCATAATCAGGCACATTGATATTCGCATTTGCTAAGTCGCGTAAAATACGTTCAGAAAGATTCTTAATTTCTACATAGAATCTATCACCATATTTAGATAAGAAGTCTGCACCTTTGGACTTGATTTCACGATCAAGTGCATTAGGACGGGCCTTACCATTTTTATGGACGTTAAGATTATAGTTCTTTTTAGACAACCGAGCTGCTTGATTAGTACTAATCTTAGTCATCTCAGTGAATCGTTCTTCAAAGCCTTTTCTATAATAATGCTCTTCCTTAGTAGAAGGATGAGTTGGCCATCTAGGAACTTGAACTGGTTGATTAGTTTGAGATAAGTTAGCTAACCATTTTTCGCAATCTAATTTACCTTGCTCAAATGCATTAGAAACACTTGTAATATCATTAGACATCATAACTACCGTCTCCTTCTTCAATTCTATCAATATCTCTCAAAATAGAATTTTGCATTACTAGATGAATTGCGTTATTGTAATGATCACGTTCTTCATCAGAAATTGTATCGATTTCGATTTGAGATTCAAGATATTCTTGAATATCGAAATCATCTTCAAACCATTTATTACCATCTTCATCGGTGATGGTATCTAAATAGTGCATAAATTGAACCAATGTAATAAATCCATCAGGATCGCATGGTTTTGTTGTCCAGGACGAGATTAGAGATTTTTCGAAATCAATGATATCGGCATTCTCAATGATGTATTCCCGTACCGCAGTTTGCCCAATAGCAAACTTAAATGTTTTTTCTTGATCATATCCATCTACAAAAAAGATGAATAATGTATAAGGTCTTTCCTCTGGATCAACCTTAATTTTACCTGTTTCATCAGGGAACATCGCTAATTTTAGCGGTTGTTCAAAAATATTTCCGTTGTCGATTGTTTGGTTTATGTTTGTCATAACACAATACCTCCTTAAATAAAAATAATCTTGTAGAGTCATATACCCTACAAGATTATAATATATTATTTAGAGGAATTTTGGTTTTGGTTTTACATATATAAGATAGTTTGAGAATCTAGTTATACCAGTATATATAAGATTACTCATTATATCTCTATGTAAAAACTCTTCCATAAAAATACCATGATGGTATTGTGACCCTTGAGAAAGATGAGTAGTGATAGCGTAAGCTAATTCAAACTTATCGGCTCTATTATATGGATTTCTTTTAAGAGCTTCTCGTGCTTCAAATGGCGCACGATAGTACTCTAAGTCTATATCCAATTGAGGAAATAAGTTATTACCATCATCTAAGAAATCAATAGTCATTAGTCTCATATTATCTTTGATAGAAGTTATGTCTGGATAATTTCTGACTACACCACGAAGACCATTAACCAAGTTAATACCATTAGATTCAATACTCCAATTATTCTTTCTACAGATTAATGGTTCATTGAAAGTAGGATATTGTGTTTTGATCTTCAATATATCTTCTCTAATATACTTATTGATTATTTCTCTTGTCTTATTCTTACAGCATAGAATAATATCAGATTGAAGAGATAGCTTATCAGTTAACTCATCTTCTGGTATTACAACTGCATTATTATAGAATCCATATTGAATTGGTAAACCTTTAATAGCTCTATCTGCTAGATATACAATTCCAGATTCTTCGGCTTGACGCATTATCTGAGTGAGTCTATGAACTTTACCAGATACTAAATATCCGGGATCGTCTCCTACAGGTGGTAATTGATTTAGATCGCCACATGCTATAATTTTTATACCAAAAGATTCTATATCTTTAACCATACTTCTTGGAGTCATTGATGCTTCATCAATTATAATTAGTTTTTTATCTGGAATGTATTCCCTTTTAACCCATTTCAATCTAGTCTTAGGCTTATTGAAATACTCGTCCATTACAGGCTTTCCATTATCGCCATATAAGATATCTTCAACTGGTTCATATATAGAAGAATGAATAGTCTTAGCATTGGTCATCCCTCTATTACGCATAACAATCGCCGCAGTACCAGTATAGCTCATAGGCATTATATTTTCTAATGGAATATTAAGACGTCGTACTATTTCATTAAGTACAACTGTTTTTCCTGTACCAGCGGCACCAGTATATTGGAATACTAACTCAGAAGAATTATTAAACCAATCTACTGCCGCATCAACTACTGCTTGCTGACCAGGATTTAATTTGAATCTCATTTCTTAGCACGCCCTTTACGTTTAGGCATTTCTACTGGAGGCGGATAGTCTAAATATGAATAATCAATATTAGCTACCCCAAATAATAAGAAATCGATGATCTCCATATATTGAAGAGATGGATTATAATATTCACGAGTACTATAAGAAGTACCATCAGACAATAATGCAGTTAATCTGCTCTTAGAATTCATTGTCTTACCAAATACTTTATAGTAGCTTGCTAAATACACACTGTCTTTAAAGTTATCGATGAATACATCAAAGATAAACTTCATGACATTCTTGTTATATAATGGATCAAACATGATCCAGTCATTGAATAGGCTATTATGGCAATCTAATGGGAATCTTAGAAATTTACCTTTATAGTCTAATACTATAAGATCTCCATTATCATCTTCCAAACACATATTTCCAGTGTGAAGATCTTTCTGGAGACCGACTTTACTACAAAGGGATAATACGAAACCATTTACGTACTCATCCCAGTTACAAATCATTGCAGGTTGTAGCATATTCATATATTCTCCTTACTCAAAAACATTAAAGTACTATACTTTTATATTTTCGAGGTGACTTAATATGGATGATAAGTATAATTCCGATTCAGGATTAGGTTTCACTGAAGTCGGCATTCTAACTTCTGTATGTAATAAATATGAGCCAGGATATCAGACGTTTTATGTGCAAGCACTTAATCCTATGAATATGAAATCTCCTATTAAGACTACATCTAAAGTTAGAAATCCAAATATCATAAATAAAAACAAACTTACAACTGGCAGTGTGCAAACAGGATCTAATATCCTAATTGAAATGCCAAAAGAAGTTGTTAGGAATTTTCCAACGAAATACATTCCTCCTGGAACTAGATTTACTATATCTTTCCTAGGTGGTGATATTAATAAACCAGTAGTTGTAGGGAGAGATTACGATGGCTATAATGAAAACAATAAATAGCATTCAGCAATTTATTAGTAATAAACCAACCATTGGAACTGATTATCAGAATATGTCTCTCGTAGAAGAACGAGGTAATATCCAATTCCCAGTGGTTAATCTTATCACTGATGACTATTTTGATGAATTCAAGAAAGCTTCAGTTAGAGTAGAATTAACTGAAGATGAAATATTGAAGTACAAATATAGACCAAAGCTATTATCCTATGATATATATGATAATGCTGAACTATATTATATCATACTTCGATTGAATGATTTATATAATGTAAAAGACTTTAATCTTGGTAAGAAATATCTATATCTTATTCCAAAAGCTAAGCTTAAAGAATATCTATCAGATGTTTATACTCAAGAGAATGCCAATGCTAAAACTTTCAATGATAATCATAAAATTAAGCATTAAAATTAGGTCTAAGCTATTCAGTGGCTTAGACCTTTCTACCACTTAAATTCAAATGTATCATTAATAAAAGCTTTTGTATATAATTCATCATTTTCGAAAGCTTCTTGAACTATTACTCGTGGAGCCCCATCTTCTAATTGATTAGTTTTGTAGCTTCGAATAGTATTCATTCCGTCTTTACTATTTTCTGGATCAAATCCATTAATTACGTATAAGTAGTCTTGTTGATCTGGAGTCATTTCCCCATACATAAAGCCATTACCGATAACTATATCCTTAACATCGTTACGAGTTATGATTTTCTTACCATTGAGCTTCATATATTTATTAACTTCAGATGCGAACTCATTACTTACATTATAATTTTTAGCTATATCTTCTACTTTATCGTTGGGTTTGGCTACATTAACAGATTCTGATAATTGCCCCCAACCACCACTATTAGTAGAAGTTTTAAGCTCATTAAGAGATGTCTTAAATAATGGCTCAGCTAGCTTAGTATCTTGCAATAATTCCAAAGGTCTTTCTTTAGAATAAGGTTGATAGAACCAAGGTGCTGATTGATTTTTAAAACGCTTCTTAGCATTAGATACGCCTAAATATCTATTGCCATCTGCTCCAGTTTCTGGAACTATAATAAATGCTGAGTCAGCATTTTCTGTAATCAATGTAGATTCACCGATATTAGAACGACCAATCTTTCTTACAAGATCGGATTCATTTTTATATCGGCCTTCATCAATTATCTTAGCCGCATCACGGTTCATCTGGGATGCAGTGATTACTGGGATATGTTTAGCTATTGCAAATTCTTTGAATTCATCAACAACTGCACCAAGTGCTACACGCATATCTCCATTCATTAATTTGAAGTCTCGAGGTCTAATACGTTTAATATAGTCTTGTACTAAACAGATAACCTCTTTACCTTCAGATTGGAGCTGTTCATATAAAGTATACAAATAATCAGTATCTACAGAATTACTTGGGGCATATCTAAATGCTATATCTATAGGACTATCATTAGTAACTTTTAAACCATGCTCTCTAAGTAATCTCATAATTTCTTTTTCGCTACCAAATGAACTAATATCTTCATCAGATACTAGAATACTGAATGCACGTTCTAGAGTTTCTGTTAAAGTATTTTCCATTGTTAAGAAAAGAATACATGGGCGTTTTGTAGGATCTTTTGTTATTACATCTTTATTATTTGCTTTAAGCTGTAAGGTTAAATTTAGCAAAGTACTAGATTTACCTTCGCCTGGTAAGCCTAAATAAATATAACAACGATCACTTTCATAACCACCATTAAGAGATCTATTGAATGCTTCCATACCACATTTAAGTTTCGTAGAACCGTTTACACTACGATTATATAAATGAGTAATGGCCGCTTCATATTCTTCTTCGTCAGAGATTGATAAAGATTCTGAAACTCCACTAATACTAGCAGTTTCTTTGATCTTTCTGTTCACTTCTACAATCTGACGTTGAACTTTATCAATAATTTTTACACGTTGAGCTTCATCTGCCATTGCAAAGTCTGCATAATCAGCATATACATTTGACATCATGGATTGAGTGTAAAAACTATTTCTATTTACATTGATATTACTTTCGATATATCCAATTTCATTAACGCTCAATGCATCATCAAGTTTAGACATTGGAAATAAGTTCTCAGTATCCACACCATCAGTTGCAGCTTGAAGTAAGATATCTCTATTTTCATATCCTTTGAGTCGAGCCTCGACTAATTGAGAAAGAAACTTAAATGTATTTTTTTCTCTAGTCTGCTCAACACTGTAGTTTTTGTTAGGATCTACCATTGATAGTAGATCTCGTAAGTCAGTTAATACAGATCTATTTGATACATGGATAGTTCTCATTATATACGTAGCATATAATACTAACGAAGATAATGGTAAATTGAATCCACTACCAATATCACTCTTGGCCATTTAAGCCCCTCACTTCATCACCATAACAAATTATTCTTTTAAAAGATCGATTAATTCTTGTGGAGTAATATAAGTATAACCTTTATTATCATTTATATATCTACTTAGAATATCAAACTCAGTTAAGCTCTTGTCTGTAATATAATCATATTCTTTACATTGTTCAAGTACTTCTTGAGATTGACGTCTGATGATATCATTCTTATAATCGCACTTAATTGCTATATTAGGATTATTCCGATAGAATGATTTTAAAATATTTATATTCTCATGCTCAAGTGTAAATTCCATACGGATATTATCTACACCTTCTGCTTGCCGTTGCCTTATAAACTCAATAATCTTTTGAGGATCATCTTTGATCATCTCGTCAAAATTTATTGTATCATATTTATAAGAATTGATTTCTTCAAAGTGAATATAATAATTCCTAGTAGTTATATTATGGAGTAAGATCAAATACCCTTTAGGCTGCTCTTCCCCATAGCACCATCTATATGGTGACCCACAATAATAAAAATCTTTTTCATAGCATCCAGATACGTGTACATGCCCAGATATAATTGGCCCCATGGAATACTTAAAGTTTTCCATACCAAATACTGGACTTGGGGCATCTAGATCCATTTTATCTTTTCCATATATTGCACCTCTAATTGTACCATGCATGCATACTGCATCATAGACATTCGTATACAATATATTCTCGTAAAACTCCTTTCCTAATCCTGCGATTTCAGGTATGCATAGGATTCGTTTTCCTTTTACATATTCAAATTTTATAGATTCGATAACCCGTACATCTACTGTCGGATCATTCATATATCTATAAAATAACTTTGTTTGATTTGCATCGTGTGATGGAGTACCATGTAATATAAACAGGGTACATTGTTTTTGTCTACAAATTTGGACTAATTCATCTACAAATTTCATTGCATACATAACTGCATCTGAGTTACTCATGAACTTATGATGAAATAAGTCGCCATTGATTGATATCAAGTCTAAGTTTAATAAATTTATACGATCTATAAACTGTTGTTTTAAGATCTGATATTGTTTTGATGGTTCAAATACACCAAAGTGTATATCTGATATATGAGCTTCAACTAAGATTTCTTCTTGCATTACTAAGCTCCTTAAGAAAAAGTAACCGTGAGGTTCCTTGAAGGACCTCACATCATTTATTAAACTGTTTGTTCATTAATTAAAAAATATAAAAATAATACCCTAGGAGAATTAAAGCTCCTAGGGTAATTTTATTTATACTTCTTCAATACGATCTAGAATTGTATACAAATCAGATGAATCAGAGCTTCTAATATGTAATAGATTTATATATTTATAATATCGCATTACATAATCATTTATCACTCTAATCGTATAAACTCCATCTTCATAGTCTACACCGCGTACATTTTTACGGATTGATAATTCATCATTCAATAATGAATATATCATATTATATATCTTTTTAGACAGCCTAGTATCTTCATTCTCGTTCTGAGTTGAAGATAAATAAAGAATTTCATCATTCGCTATTATAGTAATACAATTATCATCTGCAATCTTGAAATCTTTTGTAGTACTGCTTTCTAAAATATTACATAAAAATGCAATAAATCCTTTTAATGCACATAATGGAGGTATTATATTAAGACAATCCCATGATGTCGGAGTAATATGCATATTAACAACATACCCATTTTCATAGTTATATAAATATTTAATATTCATAGCCCCATAATGGAGTTTAACTTCGTATGTTGGCGTAAAAATATCAAATTTATATTCATCTACAGCCATATTAAATCCACTGTATCGTATACCGCTATATAAAATATCAGGGTTGAATGATCTGTCTATATTTCTAAATTTATCTATAACCTTAGCTAAATTTACCACATATCGAGTCAATATACTGTGTGGTAAATTTAGATGTTGATCTTTAATATTAAATTTGTCGCTCATTGTTTATCTCCATGCAATATTTCATAAGATTAATGAAAGATTTCATTAAAGCATTAAGAATATTAATGAATAGAATTTCATCGATTTTACTCTTAATTTCTAATTCGCCATCTTTAAACTTAATGCTTGAAGTGATTTCATTCTTTGACATATTCTTTATAGAAATGCTAATCTGATTAGTTTTTTGCTTCAACCCGATTGTACAAGATGTAGATTCAGATACCATCAATACAATATAAATAGATCCTTCTTTACTATATGTAACAGGACTATCATTATACATATTATTTTCATCATTTCGATAAAACCATATAGTCTCAGCGAGTTTGATGAATGCTGCCATTTCTACCATAGTATTAAATGAAGGAGATAATCTAGAAAGATCTCTAAAATATCTCCACATCTTATACTCATATACTAATCTACTAATTGGATTCTTAGGCTTTCTGATGGTAACTATATCAAAGAATTGGTTTTGCAAATTCTCCATATATACCCCCATTAATCAACCATACTGTTAATTAATTCAGCAGCTTTCTTATCAGCAATCTTATTGAATTTATGATCTTTATAGCGGTAAACGAATGCTGTAGTACTTACTTTACCCTTATCATCTAATACACCAAGGATTACTACGATTACATCTTTAACCCTACGATACATCATATAATTGATTTCATCTGTTTCAATAACAAAATCTTTATCTACATCCGCATATAGATTTGTTTTGAAAGAAGCTATCGTACCAGTACGTGTTCTAGCTTTATCAACAATATCGATCTTTTTGAATAATTTATTTACCTTTTTATCCAAAGCTTCATAGTCCATATCTACAAACTTGATTCGTTTTCTTAAAGAATCGAATGCTTCACTATCTTCAGTAAATTTAAGAATATCTTCATGTAATTCTTTAAGATCTGTTTTACCAGCATATAAATCAATTCTCAATCTATCACCAGCTGGTCTAAATGTAGTTAAAGTTTTTGCAAATGTAACAGCATCATCATCATGATATTTGTATACCCCTGCAAAAATTGCATTAAATAGATCATAATTAGATTTTACGCTTTTAATTTTAGTATTAACTTCTTTAAGGTTCATTGTTATTCTCCTTTTATAATTCATATCCACGTTTGGATAATTCTTCATCAATATTAAAATCTTTAGTACCTTGATTGATGACTACTAATGCTAGTACGTCCATCAAATCAAGATACATGTCTTTATATCTATCTTCAGATTGCATATTTTACTATGCTCCTTTCATTAAGATAATAGAGTTTTCTTAATTTCTGAAGTTCCAAGAATTATATTAGAATTTTTAATTTTGCACATTTCAGCATAATCTTCAAGATCTTTGAATAATTCATCATCTAGTTTACTTACGCCTTTAAGTGTAATATTACCATTCTTACTAATCTTTTCTTCAAATAAGAAACAATAAATCCTATCAATACTTACATTTAATATAAATATTTTACCAGTAAGCTTGCCTTTGATTCCTAAAACTACAGTCGAATTTTTATCAGTCGGACCCTGAACGTAAATATAATTTTTATCATCTTCATCTACAAATACAGGATCTTGCCCTGGTCTAATATCTATAGACCCAATTAATTCTGGAGTGATTATGCTTTGTACTATAGAACCCAATTTAGAATGCTGCTCTTCTGTTAACTTTGCAGCAACTGGGTTCTTGGTGGTTTTAACTAATGCATTAGTATAAATATTAATTTCATCGGCCATTTTATTCAAATAATCAATATAGTTAGGATTTTCAAATATTTCCTTAGATACTATAATATCAGTTGGTGATATAGCTACCATATTACCATCATTTTGAAATATTTTAACCATATCTCTTTCAACAGAAACATTGAATCTCTTTACATTTATAGCATTAAGTGCACCATATATTTTTGAAATTTTAAATATAGGTTGTAGTATTTTTGTAAATATTTCTTTTAATTTATCATCGTCTATATCTTCTATATCATATAGAGAATAGCACATTTCAAAATTATCTAAAGCTTCATCATGCTCATCGGTTACTACGCCTAAATCACACAATATAGAAGTAGATAATGCTTTAATTACTTTGATAACACCATCGTCTTCAACTACTGTACCACCAGCCATTACTTGAAATTCATTTTTGCCCCTAATTAGTTCAAAGCTAAGATCAAATAGCTTTTCTTCATCACAGTTAAAATGAATTACATGTTTAATAGTTTTAGAATCTGTGGTTTTTTCATAAGAAGTTTTATACGAATCTTCATATAAATTAGAATGGATCACAAATTCAGCTCCAATAAATGGTTCACAGAACTTCTTTATAATTCTAGATGCCTTACTGTTTGGCATATCAATAATAGCACCCACTAATAAATTCATTTCCATTTTATTTTTCCTCCTTAGTAGATTTAGGAATTCGTTTTACAATTTTAAGAAGATTGAATACATCGCTTCCATATGTAAAATTCCTAATATTATATCTGGAGGTGATTCTAATATCTGTTACATCTAAGTCACAAGAAATAGAGTCATAGTAATGATCGATTATTCTTACTAGATTAACACCGTAATAAAATACAACGCGGAAAGTATCATCAGATAATTCTTCGAAGGTCGTTTCATATTCTTTAACTTTATCTGAATTAGCTTTTATATATTCACAAATAGATCTAAGTCTACTTGTAATGATATTCTTATTATATAAAGACAGCGGCATAACTTTTGTGAATTCATTACCGCCGACGCTCTTAATTCTAATAGACCCCACTTTAGTATCACTTTCATATGAAGAATAATCACAATCATATCCTTCACCAAGAATCATAATAGTACCACGTAGAGCTAATAACGTAATAAAGTCTAAAGATCTATTAAGTTCAAACTTAATAGATTTGACTTGTTTATCAAAAACTGTAATTGAACAGCTTCCATATTTAAATTCGAATTTAAATATTACTACATCATTGATTGTACTAGAGCCTTCAAATGTACATAATTTATTACGTACGCTAGCTCCAACTACATCGTTGATTTCTTTGCCTTGTTTACATAATTCTGCAAGGCCAATTAGGTAAGGACTTATATCCTTAAAAAGTTGTCTAGGAGTCAATTCATTCATATCTGTTGACCATCCTTTCGTGAAATAAATAAAAAAAAATGGTTTATACACTAGAGACACATGGTAGAAAAGTTTCATGTAAGATGAGAGAGAATTTATGAATTTTTTATTTTATAGGAGAGTATTATATAAAATATTTGTTATTCAATGTGTGTTTTGTTGGTTGTTAGTGTGTGTTTAGTTTGTGTTGTGTGTCTCTAGTTATAAACCTTTATAGGGGTTCGATATGACATATGCCAGGGAGTAGAGGCATCATCATATCACCTAAATAATATATGGTTAAAATATATATTACCTAATAGAATTTTCTTTTTTATTTAATTCCAAATCTATAGGCAGATTAAACACAAGTCTACTTATATAAGAAATGCAATCATTAAATGATTCGTCTTCTTTAATCTTATCTGTGATAAAGATAGAATCACTTAAGTTCATTAATACTAGACAAGCTAATACCTCCGGATTGCTTAATAATGAATCTGGTATATCAGTAAAGCTAATCAGATTCTTAGATAATCCATTATGATAAATATAGTTAGATGTAGCCAATTTCAATATTTCAACATCTCCACTATCAAGAATATTCATGAATATATCTTTGACCTTTACTGGATCCTCGGATATATTAAATTCTTTAAATTCTGCTAAGATAGCAATTCGTTCATAATAAGTAAGTTTAGTGAATGGTTTAACTTTAAATAATTTAACTATCTTATAACCATTATATTTCACATACTCATCATACCAATCAGTCTTTCTAAGATCATCTAATAGATCTTCTGTTGGATTAATAATATCTTTAAATAAATCAAAAATATTAGAGCTGCTAATTAATAGCTCTCTATCTAATCTTTCACCAATAAACTCAGATGCTTCTCTAGCAGCATCTGGCTTATTTAGTGATTTTATTTTATTGAGTTCTTTGATGGTATCTATCACTAAACTCTTATAGTCTTTATTTTCCATTACAATAACCCAAGTTTCACGTTAGTATAAATAAAATCTACAACCCCAGCTACTAGGATATCATGAGTATTATTATCAATAATCCCAGGATTATCATATCTAATCTTTATATTGCTGAAATTATTAAATGATCCATAGAAGAAGTTTGCAGTAAATCCCCATGTCATCATGCGTTCATTATCTAATATTTTAGTATTACAAATTATATAAGAATTATCTTCGTTAATAATAAGATCTTTTAGTTGTTTTAATAGATCGTTTACATTCATTAAAGTAATGAAAGAATATAATTCTGTAAGTTCTCTAGATTGTTTAACAGGAAGAATGTCTTTTTGTGGACGTAAGAAATCTTCTACTGTAGGAATTTCTTCAGGAATCTCATCGAAATCTCTACAATATAAAGATAATTCCACTCTAGCTTTAGCAATATCTTTCTCAGAAAATTCATATTTAATATTATCAAGATCTTTTTGTTTAAATTCATCGATAATATTTCTTAGTAAATTATTATATACGTAATCGCTCATTTTACTATGCTCCTAAAAAATTAATAAGTATTATGAGTATGTGAAAAATACTATAAAAATAAAAAAAATAAGGAGACTCATATTAGAATCTCCTTATAGTTTTATGCTAAAGTTGCACGTACTTCTTTAACCATTCCTGACATGGATCTTGCATCTGGAAATAGATCAGTAAGTTCAAATAATTTTAATTTACGATCTGTATCCACAACAGTAAATGCTAGATCTTTTTCGCAATTGAAATAGGATACTCCGTCAATACTGAGAATATTATTTTCTTCAATAGCTACAGTATTTTTACTAAGCTCTAAATGCGTTAGTTTATTTTTTGTAAGTCCATTATAAATAAACTTAGCACGATCTGCATAGTTATTGCAAAGTTTAGTATATGTGGCTAATATGATTTCACCAGTCTTAGCATATACAACTTTAGTTGTATTATGTGGTTCAAATTCAGGAAGTACATAGAAGCCATATTTATTAGTAAGATTTGTATAGATATCTAAAATGAAGCCATTGATATCACGCATAGATTTCTTATCTTCATTTTCAATAGTTACATTGATATCATTTGTTTTCAATGTAGTTGCAGCAATCTTAATATTACCAATTTGAATTGCTATCTTAGAACCACCAATAATAATACGAGTATCTGTAATTAAACCTTTAGAAGTTTTACAGATATCACTTCTAGTTCCCTTTTTACAGACAAGAATTCCTCTTACTAAAACAGATAGAGTGAATAAATTCTTAATACATTCATTAAAATTTTTTATTTCCTTTACACCATATTTCATATTAAATCTCCTCACTTGATCAACGGATCCTCATAATCTATAACAGTAAACAATGTATCATAAATACTGTATACTGCATCAATGAATAATGCCAAATGTGTATTTTCGAAATAGCACATATTACCAGCTTCTTCATTGTAGTCTAATTTTACAATTTCTAATCTATTATCTCCACGTAATGCAAATGTAATAGAAATCCAAGCTATTTGATCTGGATATAATTTGAATTCGATATGTTTATCAGACGTTCCTACAAATGAATATACATTAACTGTATACCATCCACAAGCTCTTGTAATCTTACCTCTTAGATATTCAATCTCCTTGAGAAGATGAATCCAATCTGGTCCTTTAAGAACTTTTAGAATTTCAATGATTGGATAGCATGCATAACAAAATTCAGTAGAATCTGATAGCCGTTTAACTCCAGCTTCGCTAATATCTATACCAGATATATCAAACGTGCGACGTAAAGTTCTGTCAAAATAATTATTGTTCATATTATACTCCTCCTAAAATAAATAAAAATAATGGTCTAGTGATTTAAATCACTAGACCTTTCTTTCATATTTATAATATATTAATATTAAGAATTTTTAATTAATGACTTCATGAATTCAATTATGATATTCCTGATCTCATTCTCTATATATTTCTTTAGAGGATTATCATCTTCTTTGGAATACTTATTAATTGTATAAGCCATTCTATTTTCATCATCTATATAAGTTATATTAGCTTCAATATGTTTATTAGATGCGGTATATTGGATTGGCCCAACTATGGCATTTATCTTTTTATCATCTTTCTCTATGATGATAGCACTAAAGTTATTATCCTTAGTTCTATCTATTCTAGAATTTTCTGATATATAATATGCATCTTTTAGAGACCATTGAATTGAAAGAAGTCCATATAATACATCATAAATATTTTCTGTTTTAATATATTTGATTATATCATTTATAGATTTCTTATATAGATATAGGCAATAAGTTCTATATATTAAATTAGACTTATCATATGAAGTCTTCTTTGCCAAAGCTTGTATAAATAATAGATGGAGGCTAACCTCGTCTATATTACCATCTGACATATCTATCACCCTATACGATTAACTATAATTTCATAGAGTATTACGAATAATGCATATAGCGATAATATACTAGTTCCTACAACTAGGAAGTGAGTAATTATATTTAAATTTTCATCAGCAGAATATTTTTTATTTTTTGATTTTCTTATATTTTGAATGACTATTACTAAAATATATGAAAATATGAATATAGTAAGAATTCTTGCTATAATATCAAGAGAAGATACATTAATCTCGTTCATTTGATACTCCTAAATTTAAAATCTGATACTTTAATTTCTTTAACCGTATTTATAGATACCATAGATTCTAAAGTATATACAAATGCATTAAATAGTTCATCTAACAATTCAGCATTATCTTTAATTGAGATAGAATATTGATTTGCATTTGCTTTATATTTATCTAATTGTAATACCGTTAAATAATCACACGGTAATCCAGCTTTATCTAGCATATATTTATATGCGGCAAGCTGTATAAAATACTTATATCCGATAGTAGAAGATGTCTTATAATCTACTATATGAATCTTATCTCCTATTTGTAATACTGCATCAATAGTACCACAGAAGTATTTACCAATGAAAGATTGCTCTAACATTAGTGGAATTATCATTTTGCCACTATTTACTCCAGCATCTAAAAACCATTTAAGAAATGATGCAAACCCCATACTAATATTATCACCAGAAACCATTGGAGATCCATTTCTTAGGAAGTTCTCAATTTCATTATGAACTTTAGTACCTTCAGTTGCATATCTATTTAATTCTTTTCTATAACCTATACCTTTGAATCCAAGAGAGTTAGCCCAATTAGCAATATAATCCTCATGGATATGATGTAATACTTGTGTCACGCTAGGAACTTTATTTGTACCATGCTCATAAGTTCCAGTCTCAATTATATCGTCATTTATATTAAAGTAAGACATTTATTAATACCTCGCTCAATCATTATAAAGTATTTTAATGTAAAAACTACTGTTTATAAAAATTTCATGGGAACTTTATAATAAATATAGTTTCGCCAACTATATTCACCTTAACCTTAAGATTTTTGTGAGCTCTATTTGTTAGTTTACTCTTTTCTTTTGTTTAATTTCATTTTAATAATTAATCTCCAGTGTTATATAACCCCTAGGTGCTTCAAGCCCCTAGGGGTGTATACACTCATATTTTAAACATTGTAGTAATATTTTCTTATAACTCTAAGGAGGTTTACTAAATGGCACAACAGTTGAATTGTAAACTGATAAACGAAACTTTCATCTTTAAACAATACAAAGATGAATATGAAAAATCCATTCTAAACTTTATTCATGGTGGTACGTTAATCGACGTAAAATCTGATGAATTCTCTGATGTAGCATATGATGTTAAGAAAAGCCAAGTTGGTGGATTCTTAGTTGCAGCAATGGAATCTAAATCTATTAGACTATATATTAGCAAACATCCTCTAAACCGTAGCACTCGTGTTGTTACTGCAAAAGATGTTAAAGGTGGCAATGGTAAATACGTTGTATACGTAGATTGCTCCCAAATTCTTGATAAAAAAGATGGTAAATATGTATGCAATAATATCAAACAATTAGTTGCATATCTATTAGATGCATCTGTAAACTTAATGTATTTCTCTGGTTATCGTGGAATCATTTCTAAATCTTCTACTATCAAAGCTGGGTCTTATGCATTTGCAAGTTTATTCAATAATGTAATTAATTACTTATTCAAAACAAACTCTGTAAGTAATATTCATAATCGTTGTGTATTCTTAGCGTCCCAATATTTCATTCGTAATATCATGGGTGGAGCTAAAGATACTTATGAATATGCAAATAATACAGACTTCTCTAAACAAATTGCTCGTATCTCTGAACGTGAAGTTGAATTGATTGAAACTTATATTGATAAAGACTCCTTCAGAAATATTGATAACTTCGTTAAGATGCTTCGTGAAGCATTAAAATTACAAAAATTAACTACTGAAGCAGTTATTGCTGCTTGGGTTAAATTATATACTCCATCCACTTTATTTGCATTAGAGTACTTCCCTGCATTCTCTTCTATGATGACTAATACTTATATTGGATGCTATTTGAATAATCAATCTACTATTGAAAAAGTTACTAACCGTGGTCTTCCAGAATATGTAAAAAGTATTCTAGAAACGGGAGGCAATTACTATGAAGCGTTACGATAACGAAGTTTATAACTACGTTGATCAACTTAAGAATTATTCTACAACTAATATTTCTAGTATTCAAAAAGGTATAGTACCAGAAGTAGTAGATTTGACTTGGAAGAAGACAAACTACTACGTTGCTGATGGTATTCGTAAATATGTAACCTATGAAACAAAAGGTTTCATCTTACGAGTAACAGGTGTTCGATATAGAGTTCTAAAAGTTAATAGAAAAAATATTAACTTTGATAAGCGAATGACTGATGCTGTTAATGAAGGTTTAGTATATCCATTTATGCTATTTGTAAATGGCCATCATATTAAATGGTCTTCATTCCGAGTTGTTCGTAATTCCAAATATACGTATATTGTAGCTGATGAAATGAAGACTGAAGATGTAAATGGTCTTCATATTGAAAAAGTAGCTATAGTAAATCTCCCTTATACATATATGAGTTATTCCGAATCCAGACGTATCCCAGGTGGCTATCAAGAATTATTCCGATTTGCTGATGATGGTACACTATCTGGATTTGGTGCAACTGTTTATAGTTTAGATACTGAAAAGATGGGTGTTACTTATGGCAACATCAAAACTCTTAATGGTGGTAAATTAGTTAATTATGATCTAGGAGTAAATTCTAAATTCAAGTTAACTAATAATAACTTCTTATGCTGGAAGAATTCTTTATTTGATAAAGATCTAGATCCAGAAGTTAAGAATCTTAACTTAATTTCTATGAATAATGGAGATCCAATCGATTATGATTTGGATATCAAATACTTCTATAGAGATATTACTAACCATAACTTAAGCAATATCACTATTCCTGAAAATACAACTCTTCTTAAACACTTGGTTGCTGAGAAAGAAAACGAAATGCCTCAACTAGATACAACAGCTCTAGGTAGAGACTTCGATTTCAAATATAAAGGCGATACTGAGTATGAAGATAATGTAAACTCTGGTATTAGATATATAAGTCGATATAACTCTAAGCTATTCAATGATTTATACAAGAAACGTCTTAAAATTCATAGCCGTCAATTTACTGGTGCTGAATTTAAGCAAAATATTTCTAATAATGTATTAAGAATGCCTCGTGGATTCCATAAGAGTCCTGATGTATATGTAATGATTCATAAAGATGGTGAATTATGGGATCATTATCATAGAATTCGGTATGTTGGGGCTGACTTTGAAGTTCCGTTAACTGATACTGAAATATCTAAGATTGCAGACTATAATACATTTGAAATTGTTTACTTCACTGGAGTTAATAATAACTTTATCGAAGTAAACTGTACTGAAGATAATAATAGTATTGAAAATACTCTGATTAAGTATGATGATCTAATGGTATTTGCTAACTATACTGAAGATCATATTTATAAAGAGCTAAACTTCAATAAACGTACTATCTTCGACGTTAAATATAAAGTCGATAAAGATCATAAACGAATTACATTTACTAATCCAGCATATTATGGTAAGACTATTTATATGGCTGCTAAAAACCAATTCAAATATGCTCATTTCCAAGTAAATAAACCAACAGTTCGTTATTTCTTTAGCCGTGACTTTATTCCTTGTCTAAATACTGAACGATTTGTGGTATTCCATAATAATAGAATGCTTACAAAAGACATGTATAGGGTAATTGTACCTCAAGTGGAAAATACATCCACTGAAGTATGTATCCATGTCCGTAGAGTAGCTCAACCTGGGGATACAATCGATGTTTTCTATTTACCATATGACTTTAACTATGTGGATATTGGTCGTTCTAACCAAGTCGATGTAGTTACAGTTAGAGCAACTATAGATAAACAACCAATGTTTAGTATCCCATACCCATCTAGATCTCAATTACTTAATGGAGAAAGCTTCTTCTTAATGAGAGGCTCCGTTATGGTAGACCAATCTAGATATAACGTAATTGGCCGTAAGATCGTATTTACTGATCCTGATGATTATGTAGATTATGGTCGTGAATTAACATTTGTATTCATTTACAATAAAAATATTGATCTTAATCCTTATGGTGGTATCGAAGAAGAAGATGTACTTAATGTAGATCCTAGATTCGTTACTACTGAAAGAGATAATCAATTAGAATTTGAAATACCATACCCTGAAGGATTTAATGGTTTCTTCTTCGTTTCATACCGTGGGTTATATGTAAATCCTAATCGATATATCATTAACGAAAAGACCAGAACCATCAGATTCTTAAATGTTAATACTGGTCTTGCTAAAGGTACTGCTGTAGTATTTGTATTCATTTATCCTAATGATAAGAATAAAGTAAGTACAACTGCTGTTACAGTTAGAGCTACAATTTCTAATCAAACTAAGTTCAGTATTCCTCTACCATATACTAAATACTTCGAAGATGATAATAGTTTCTTCTTGATTAAGAATGGTGTATTCTTGAATAGCAATGAATACTACGTTGATAAAAAAGAAAAGACTGTTGAATTACTCACTACTGAAGGTTTAGATAGAGGACAAGAATTAGTATTCAACTTTATCACTGGCAAAAACTTATCTGTAAAAACTGCTATTGAAGAAGTTCGTGCAGATCAAGATGGTCAGATGGTATTTAAATTGCCTAAATTATTCCATGATTATAATAGAAAAGAAAGTAAGTTCTTCTGTGTAATCGGGGATACATATATTGATAATCGTAGATTTGAAATCGATGGTAATGACTTTAGATTCTTAAGTAATGAAGATAGAGTTCCTGAAGGTCGTATTCTTACATTCATATTTGCATATCTTGAAGAAATTGATTCTGAAACTGCAACTATTGGTAAGATTGCCGATACTTCTAAATATGCTACTTTCAAAACACAATCAGTAGTATGCTCTGAAAATGGACAACGAGTATTCAATATTCCTTGGACAGATTCTATGCTATTAGATAAGAAGATTCTTGTTACCGTTGGTTCTACTTTCATTAGAGAATCTCAATATACAATTTCTAAAACGAATAATACATTGACTATCATCGATGATAATATTGTAACTACGACTGATCGTCAAGTTACATTCACTTTGATTGATTCTGATTATGTAGTAATTCAAAAAGAAATTATTGATGTTGATGCTATTGTAGATAATCAAATGGAATTTGATATTCCTTTACCGTATAGAAATTACTTCAAACAAGGTAACTCTGTAATGGTATTTGCAAATCAAACTTACCTAGATCCTACAAGATATAATATTGACGTTGATGCTAATAAATTATATTTATTAAACTATGATGAATCTCTTCTAAAAGGTCAACAATTATCATTCTTATATTTCTATATTGCAAATCAATCCAATAAATCATTAGATCGAGAAGATGTACAACATCCATTGATTAATGAACGTGGATATATTTATCTAAACAGAGTTGATTTAGAGCATCCTATGAATAGTAATCTCTATTTCTTATACATCAATGGTAAGAAAATTGATAGAGATAATATTAAGGATATTGCTAATAATATCATTAGACTTAAGAGTGACGTTCAAACTCGTTTCAATACAGTATTAATTGATTACACTCCATCTATTCCTGAATTAGATACTTATAGAAATATTAACTCAGATTATGATATTATTATGAACCAAGTTTCTAATGAAGATATCAATAAGCTATTCAATATCTATAATAATATTACAGATCTTGAAGGTCATATAGTTCCAGATACTTCTCAAGAAGCTATTATTAATGATATCATCAGAACTCATTACTTAGGTAATGGTATAAATAAAGGTTTACCTTTTGTTTATACTTATGATACAACTACATTGAAGAATAGATCTATTTATGAATTGGCTACAACTACTCATAGATATATCTCTCCTGCTAAGTATACATTTGTAGTTCCTAAAGGCGTATCTTTACTCAATGTAAAAACAATTGCATCTGCTGGGCGTATTAAACCAATTACTAAAGCGATGCAAACTCTTGGATACTTTACAGATTCTGATATCGAATATGGTGGTATTAGTTACGTATTACCAACTCAAGTTGCAGATTATGTAGAAAAAGTAATTGGATATAATAACTTGACTAAAGCTAGTATTCCATTAGATAAACCTTATTTTACAAATCTTGATTTAGATAAGAATAATTTCACTCCATCATTTATTCCTAAACGATTAAATGATAATGAAGTTACTCGTGGTAGATTCAGACCAAATTACTATCATAAAGAAGTAATTACTAATGTGAAAGTTTACCCTGGTTTAAAATATAGAATCAAAGTTCCTGAAAATGGATTTGTAAATATTGCATATAATTTATGCAAGACTGATTTGCCTCAATATAATCTACCTTATAGAATTAACTTCGACTCCGATAGACATTCTGCAGTAGTTTTATATAAAGGTGATACTACAAGAGTAGCTGATGAATATATTGAAGACTTTGCTGAAATCTATAGTGATGATACAATGCTTGAATATAATCAGCCATTTACTGACCCAGGTGAATTCTATTGGACTTGCCCTGATCATGTAGCTGAAATTATTCTTACAATGTGTAGTGGATATAAGAGCACTCCTACAGATAGCAATCCAAATCATATTGATAGATATTCAGCAAGCTTCCAATTCTGCGGATACAATTACATTGACTTCTCTACCGCTCCAATTCCAGAGCCAGGTAATATAGAAGATCTAGATGTAAATAAATTCTATGACAGAATTGCTAATGAATATGATTCTACATTATTAAATACTGTTATCGGTGGTAGTGAATTATTATTTGCCACAGATCATACAGAATTTGCTATTGGTACAACTGAAGTTGGTTTTGTAGAACCTACAGATACATATGTAATTGATAGCTCTGGTAATAATACTACATATAGACAAAGATTTAACTATCTATTGGCTAATGGTGTATCCGCTTCCAGAAGCATTAGTACTATTCCTGAAGAAGTTACTACATATATCAAAGTTAAACCATTAGAAAGCTATACAATCTATGTAACTCCACAAACCACATCTACTCAATTAGATATGACTAGATATGAAAATAAGAAGTTGCATGGTGCTGCTGGTATTTCGTTCACTACAGCTGTTGAAGATATAAATACCTTCAATAAAAATATGTATATTGCTAATACTCTTAATGCCGATCATTTAGCTAATCCTCATATTAATTATGAAAAACTAAATGTAGAGCCTAAGAATAGTGAATTAGTTGGAGACCCAAGTTTATCTCATGTAATTTCCGAAGAGGAAGCTATATTAGAAAAAGATAAACCAGTATTCAATAAACCATTACCTGAAATTGACTTTGACGATGAAAATGAAATCATTGATATCGATAAAGTTATTATTCATGATGGTGATACTATTATAAATAAAAATGGTTAATTAAGTTCAAAACTATAGAGCTAGGGCCTTTTGTGTCCTAGCTCTATTTTTGAACATTAATGTAATTATCTAACTTTTCAAGGAGGTAAACGATAATGGCAACTTCCAACTATAATGGTCTTCGTGTCCCTCTTATAGCATTAGATTATAACTCTCGTTTTATGGCGGAGAAGAAAGAAATCTTATTTGACTATAAAAAGGGCAAGCTATATGTAGTTTCGGCTGAAGATAAATCTGTTATTTTCGATATAACAGAACTTATTCTAAAAGAAGTAGAGAAGAATGTAGACTTATCTAATTATACATTCAATATCAAAGGCGTAGGTGTTGTAAACCTAGGCGAATATATTAAACAATTATCTGAATTTAACCTTAAAACTTTAGATGAACCTAATAAACGTTATCGGGTTCCTCAAATCAAATTCGATAATGATTCCATTTCCAATTTTGATGGTAATATTGAAATTAATGGATTCAAAAGTGCAAATAATAATACATACCCAGTTAAAGATGGTAATGTAGTTAAATGGGTAGCTCGTACAGATACAGATATCGTAGATCGTGTACGTCACTTAGAAGAAACTGCACCTCCAGATGCAGAGAAATTTAAGAAACTTCAAGACGATGTAGCTAAAATTAAAATTACTGCAGACCAATATGCAGATCTTCCTATTTTACGAAGAGATGTTGATACTGCAAAAGAAACTGCTACTCGTGCTCAAACAACAGCTGATGGGCTTAATGGTAAGATCGAATCTGCAATTAATAATGTAAAAGCCGTTACAACTGGTATTGATGATGCTAAGAAACGTCTTGTTGCTTTAGAAGCAAAAGAAGACTTAACTGCTAGAGTTAAAACTGTTGAAGGTAAGGTTGATAAAATTGAAGCTAAGACAGATTATGGACCTCAGATTAGTATTCTACAACAAAAAGTATCCACCTTAGAGCAAGCTGGTGACAATACTGCTACTATTAACGAATTAAAACAAAAAGTTTCTACTATCTCTGATGGTATTGAAACTAGAACTAGATTGGTTAATAGTGAATTAGAAGAATTAAAGAAATATAATACTACTAATACTCAAGCCCGTGATGCTTTAGGTGCACGTATTGATGCATATGATAACTTGAATATTGGCGATACTTTAACTTCTTATAAAACAAGACTTACTGCATTGGAAGCTATTCCTAACTTAACACAAAATGTATTAAAAGTTGAACAAACTACAAATACATTAACTAATAGCTTTGCTCAATTACAATCTAAAGTAAATGGATTAATGGCTGCTGAAGATCCATTGCCTAAAATTAGAGCTCTTGAAGCTGCTAATACTAATAGAAATAACTTAAGACAAGAATCTCAAGTTAACTTAGCTGGTGGTGTTTCTAAAGAAATCACTCCTGGTGTTGTATATAACTTCTTATTAGATACTGCTGAACCTCAATTTACCATCAAAGCTGTATCTGATACAACTCAAGAAATCATCTTGATTCTTAGCCCTCACAATATTGGGGCTCAAGCATTCAATGTACATATTACTCGCAAAGATGGTATTGAACTTAAATTACCTAAACGTATCATTCCTAGTAAGAATAATGAAGCTCAATTAGTTAGACTTAATTCTTATGATGGTGGTATCAACTGGTTCTGTACCGTTTCTCCTACCTTTGTAGGTAAAGATGCTAATATCGATAATTAATCTGGAGGTTTATTTTAGATGGCGACTTTAAAATTTACACCTTCTAATCGGGCTGATCTATCTCAAGTCCCTATTACTGAAGGTCAGTTTATATTAACAAATGATACAAATGAAGCATTTTATGACGTTGCTTACGACATTCGTTTTAAAACTTCTTCTTTTGTAGCTTTAGATACAGATGCCGACAGATTTAAATTATCTAATAATGATAAAGCTAGTGCTGGCAAAGTATACTATGTAAAGGGAACTCAATTATTCTATACTTGGACTCAAGAAAAGAACTGGAATAATGTAATTGCTTCCCAAGAAATTAGTAAAGTTATTGGTGATTATAAAAATATTACTCCAACAACTTTAGTTAAAGGTGAAGAACGATTTGCCCCTTTAACAATTGCATCTCAGGTTTATACTGATGATGGTGAAACTGTAGAATCTAAAGTTAGACAGATCTCTCATATTTCTTCTTCCTTTGATTCTATTGTAGTTACTAAGAAAGGTAAAACTTTCAATATTCCTGTGCCATTTGAAGGATATTTCAACTATCCTAATGCTATGCTAGTATATATTGGTACAGTTCAAATCTATCCAAATCGTTATTCTGTGGAAAATAATACTATTACTTTCCAAGAAGAAGTTGATATTAACCGTACTATCAACTTCCAATTCATTTATAATACTCAAGCTCCTAAGCTTGAAACAATGAACTTCATTGATGGTGCATATATCGCTAAAGGTACTATTCCTATCGATAGAATGGTTAAGTATAGTAATGACTATATGACTAATGATACTACTGCAGTTGCTACAAGTGCAGCAGTTAAAGGTCTATATGATGTAATGGCTAACTTAATGGATAGAAGCGCCATAGTTATTCGTTGTACTACTAAAGATGATAATTCCCATATGGGAACTAACTTATCTGATGATTATAAACTAATCGATGGTAATATCCTATTAACCCGTTTCCATGCTGACGTTGCAGATAATGCCACAATTACGGTTGGTGGTGTATCTTATCCAATTTTTGTCGGTGCATCTCCAGTAAAAGCCGGTCAAATTAAAGCTAATGATGAATTATCACTACAATTTGATTCTAAATCTAATCGTTTATATGTAACAAATGGTATGCCATATCTTATTGATAGTACTACTTATACATATACTGCGGCTGCTGATGGTGAGTCTAGCATCAAATTTGATGCACTAAATTACAATCCTGGTACTGATAAATTAGAAGTATTCCAAGATGGTATTAGATTGACAGAAGGTATTAACTATAAATTTAGTGAAACCTCCAAATCTATAGTTTTATTAGGCTATTCTGCTGATAAAGGTGATACATTTGAGTTAGTTGTTTATAAAGTTTCTCGTAGTAGAGGCTCTAATAATCAAGTAACTATCTATCGCCCTGAATTAGATGAATCTGTAAATAATTTCAGAAATGAATTAACAGCATTCAAAAAAGAAATACAAAAAGCTGATGAAAAATCTTTAAGTGTTATCTTTCCTAAATATGGTGCAGAGACTGATTTAGGAGATTGCACTATCGTAGGGATTGATAATGCTAATTGGTTTATAGTTGATTGCTTTAGCGAATCTAATCAATCATTTCAATCCATAACAAGATGCATGGATGAAAATCAAATTACTAAATTTAAATTTATTTTGATTACACATTTCCATGCCGATCATTATGGTAATTTAGAAAAATTAATTACTGGTAAAAAGGTAGAAAAAGTATACCTTCCAGATGTATCTAAAACTGCATTTACTAGTGGACCAAATGGTATTAGTCAATCAGTATTACAAAGTTTATATAATAAATATAATAACTTATGTGCATCTAATAATATCTCATGTGAAGTTGCTCCTAATGGATTGCAAACTTTTAATGGTGCTGAACTAACTTTCTATAATAACTCTCAAGCAGATTACGATTATTATAGAACTGGTAATAAAGCTAATAATAATTATAATAACTTATCTATTGGATTATTGGTTAGCTATATTGGCCGTAATGTAGTTTTAGAAGGTGATTGCCTAACCGAAGGTATGCAAAATACCGCTAAGTATGTACCTTCTAATGTAGATTTACTTAAATCTCATCATCATGGTATTACTGAAATGCCAGCAGTATATCGTAAAATTAGTCCTACTGATGTTGTAGTTACTGCAAATGCTAAACAACTTCGTGGTAATACAGTTGGTCATAACTATCAAGTTACTTTATCTGAACTTGGCGCTAATATTTACGGTCTTGGCGATCAAGTAGAAGATATCAAAATTACATATACTTCTAAAAATAATAGTGTTAGCTATAATTCTAGAATATTACGCGATGGCGTAAATATGCAGGGTTCGGCACTAGACATCTATTTAGACCAATCATATACTGGAAATTATAGAACCGGCGATAAAGAAACACCATTTAATAATTTAAGTGATGTAATTAGATTTGTTCACTCCAATAACTATAGTGATATAAATGTTAATATCAAATCTGGTGATTATACTGGTGATGATCATTTAAATGATTTTGCAGACTCTGGTACAAGAACTGGAGTTGTAATTAAAAATCTTCAAAGCCATTTAGAATTCAAGCGTGATGGTAGTGGCAATGTATTCTTACCACCATTGATCATTAAAGATTCTAAATATGTTGGCTTTGAAAATATCCAATTTAAAGTATATCCTACTGTAGCATCTGATACTGATTATTCCAACGTAATCATGAGCAATACTAACGGTAGATTTGAACGATGTACTTTTAATAATAGTGTAGTTCTAAGAGATAGATTTACCCATATTAATGTAACAGATGGCTCCAATGTAGTATGTAATAATATTACATTAAACGGTAGTGCTAGATCTGGTTTAGCTACCAGTCCTAATTCTAATATCACTGTAGGTGGCGATACAAATACCGCTAATAATGTATACTATGTAATGAATACATCTGGTGGTGGTACAATTCTAGTAAATACTCCATTTAACTGGAATACAACTGTAGTTCCATCTAATGGTAATACTATATTTAGACCTTATGTAACTCCTCCTAAATTAAGTGGTATTACTAAAGGTCAAATTGCTCCAGGTTGGGCTCCTTATGGGGGAGTTCAATATTATATTGCCGATGGTCAAAATGGTTGGCTATCTATGGACCATTTTAACATTGGTGGTAATTTAAGCGGAACCCCTAACTTTGCTGGTCAATTTGGTTATAATAGAGCGACAAAAACTCTTAAATTTGCATTAGACAATAAATCCAATAGTGACTGGTTAGAATTAGCCAATGTTTCTACTGTAAGTGAAACCATGGAATCTATTAGACAAATGGCACAAACTGCTAATAGTAGTGTAGAAACTGTAGCTACAACTCTAATTAAAGCTATTGAAATGCAAAGTGGATATAGAATTTGGAATACTAATGCTAAATTCGTTAAAGGTGAAAAATTCATCTATGAGGGGAAAGCATACCAAGTTGTATCTAATAATGCAGTTTTTGTAAATAATAATAATGCTAATACATTGAAAAATAACAGCAATATTATAGGTGCCATTATCAACCTAGAAGGTAATTCTACTGTACAATATTTTGATAAAGATGATAATCATCTTATTGGTGAACTTGTATTATTGCCTTATAAACCAGATGGGTATGTAATGGCTAATGGTACAGAAGTTACTATAGCTAGATATCCTAGACTTTATGAATTTGCTGAAAAGAATAGTCTTTGGACTACTGATGTAAATAAAAAAGGTCTATTTAGAAAATCCGGTACTGATAAATTCTTCTTGCCAAATTATACATATGTATATCTAAAAGCAGATGTTGATGCTCCAGATATTGGTAATTTTGTTACATCTAGTGCTCCTAAAATTACTGGTGAGATGGCTATTCGTATTGGTGGACAAATTGGTATCGAGTATGCTTCTGGTGCATTTGTTAAAGATAGTGATCCAACAAATACTGGTGCAAATATGGAAACTTTCGGTAAACAATACTTTGGTAAGTTATTAAAGTTTGATGCCGCTAATTCTTCTAATGTATATAGCTCAAATGATCCACATATCCACCCAGATCATATCAATCTTTATCCAATGATGAAATACTAAAAAATATCCCCATAGGAGTTCAACTCCTATGGGGTTTATTTTCTTACCATTCAAATTCTAATCTTTTAGCTTCAGATTCAAAATCTAGATCCCTAGCAGCATCTAAAGATATTAAACTAGGAACTCGTTCTAAGATAAATTGATCTAATTTAAACTTAAGATCCTTTAGCTTATGGCCATCGGAATAAATGCCATAATCGTAATCAAAACAATCACGTGCATCTAAATATCGTTTAGATTGAGCTAGTTCATCAAGATATTTATCTCGTCTTACTTTGGCAGCATAGATCATTGTATTAATTTTTTCAGATTCAGATAAAGATTCAAATTCATTATCAACACCAGGTCTAAATGTAATTCGACCATCTCTATCTACAAATTGAATATAACCAACTTCGATATCTTCCGTTTCTGTAATATCAAGCCATACTGTATCTTCAGAAAAGTGTTCTCTTAGATCACTTAAAGATGCAAAGGAGTCAATAATATAGATTACTTCACCATGGAAGATTTGTGCATATTTTCTCATAAGAATTCTCCTTAAATTGTTTGAGTTAGTAGTATATTATTCCAGTTAGCCTTGTCTCTAATTTTGATTATAGCATGGACTGGTTTAGATCTACGATAATTCACGCACTTAATATATTCTTGTAATTCACCTAAAGCATTTCTATCTAGTGAATTAGTATTAAATGTTATAGTGCATTCATTAGTAGGAACTGGTGTAGTTCTAGGTTTAGATTTTAAAGATTCATCAGTATAATCCCGATTTGGGTAGAATGAAATATCGTAATGTGAGTATACAGGGGCCCATCTAAGCTTACATTTTTCATCATACAATACTACATATTTAGTAGTATTCACTCTATAAAGAGTTATTACAATTTTATTTTGACCATTGGAAATTACTATAATGATTTTCTTTCCTTTACTTGTAAAATTGTCAAAATCAATACGTTCTTGTTCATCGTTGTTGTTAACGATAAAAATAGACGTTATATTTTTATTTATATTATCGGCAACTGTAAACGTAGATATAAATTTTACATTATCTATATTAGCAATTTCCTTTTTAAGTTCGGCATTATTAGCTGGGATACCTTGATCATCTTTATATTGCTGATAAAATATTTTTATATTAACTGGATATTGTCTATCATAATAAATTACACTATCATGAATTGTATGATAATTATCTGGTCCATCAGAAAGATATAAGCCAACATTATTTTTTTGATACTCATTTGGATTATACATACAAGAGCATGCTGCGCCATAGACGTTACTTAGAGTATTTACAATATTTTCATATGTAGAATTTGACGTTAATTCAAAATTCTTATTAATACCATAAACTTCAGCATGATATTTATCTTCAAATCCTGGTACTAGTGGTCCTAAAAGTTTAACATCTGTAGCTTTTTCTGAAAGAATAAATCTAACGTTTGTTTCTGTATCAACTGTACGAGGACCTGGTATCAGTCTATTAAATTTCATATTAAATATATTAGATTTGACCATTGGGGAAATTGATGATACAGTTACTTTTGTTACACTATCAATGAACTTATTTGATTGGAGCAATTTCAAATCATAACCCATAGTCATGTTTTTCATACCCATATCATCATTTGTAATATCAGTGATAGGTTCTGTATATTCAAATTCTAATTTTGCATCTGTATTAATTTTACCATGATTATTATATTTACCACTTAGCTTATAAACTAAATCTGGCTGATTTTCTTGATCGCTAGGGAATATTGCATTCTTAAATACATTTAGATTTTTCACATTTGAAGTTCCAGCAAATGTATTATATTTACTTACTAATTTTTGTGTAAAATTAATATCACCAAATGTAGTTTCACTAAAGATCGATGCCATTTTATCAGTAAATTGAAATCTTGCTACTTTTTCATTATTGAGAGGATGATTTAATGTAGTTTTAGCATACATTAATGAACCATTTGCAAGATTACTATAATCAATAGTATCATTTATTACTGGTATTGATGTATTATAATACATTGCATACATATTTAATTTACCAGTATGATTACCAAAATTAATTAGCATTTCTTCTGTATTTAATTTCTTACATGAATAGAATAGCATAGAGAAATTAGTACTATCTGTAGATTTTTCTACCAATTTATTAAAATTCTTAGTAGTATGGGTTAGATTTAAGCAGTTAGCATAAACATTATTGAATGCTATATTTTTATAGTTTCTATCATTCCTAATTTCGTGCATGCCTAAATCTTTAATATTTTGAGCATTATTAAATGCAGTCGATAATGCATTAGTATTACTTATAGAGTTTGAGATACAAGTTTCTGGAATAGCAGGGTCTGCAATAAAATTACCCTTAAAATCTTTAAGGAAATTAGATAAATCTAATGTAGTTTGATGATTAAATAAAACTTTTATATCACCATCTGGAGTAATATTGTTTAAATTTAGATCGCCATTTATGCTACGTAAATCTAATACTGTTAATTTAGATTTACTCTTAATATTATATATAGATCTTAAATTCTTAGATTT